GATTACTAGTATTTCTTGAGCTTTAGTTACTTTATCCCAATCTTGTTCTTGATACGCATTTTTCAATACTGAATTAGCTTGGGCTCTTTGAGACTTTAATCTGTTTTCAGCCTCAGAATAGTAATTTTGATTTAATTTAGAAGTGCTAGTTTTTAAATTTTCATTTTCTGCTTGTAAATTTTTTGCATATTCATAAGCAGATTGAGCAGCTCTTTCTTGCTCTCTCATTTTTTTAGTTAAATTAGCAATTCTTTTTTGAACGCTTTTAGAATAGTTTTCTAACTCATCTTCTTTAGAATCTTTTTCAGATTCTTCTTCAGATACGTTTTCTATTTTAGATTCATCGGAAGATTGTTCTTCTTCAAGCTCAACAACCTCTCCTTCTTCTATCTGGTCTTCGGCTTCAGCAGCCATTACTTTTTCTTCTTGCATGATTTCCTCACGTTATAGCGTAACGATGTCATCAGGATTTTGTATAGTCGCGATAACTTCGTCGTCGTTTATAATACGGCATTCTGCATCGTCGCCAAGCTTAAACCTAGCTCCTGCATATCTACCAATTAGTACCCATTGTTTTTCTTGGCACCAGGGCGTATCGCCAAATTTTTCTTTGTCTTTGTAGCAAAGCGGTCCCATTTTTACAACGTAAGCAACAACAGATGCTAACGCTTCTCTATCAACGGTTTGCTTTGCTATATGAATACCACCTTTAGTAACCCCTCTACCTTTATAAGGCAGAATAAGTATACGCCAGCCACTTGGCTGAGGCATTCTTTCTATTAAAGATTTATCCATTAAGGTTGGATCTAGCACCCTATCTTCAGGACTTACAAAAGCTTTATCAGTTTCTGATTCAGTTTTTGTTACTTTCTCCTTAGTATTTCTTTCCTTCTCTATATGGTCAGGTACTATTACTTTGCTCTTCGTCGTCATTTTCTACTATCCTCTCTAGCAATTCTCTAAATTCTTCTTCTACGTCAACGAGAGAATTGTAACGCCCACGTAGATATTGATAATCATCAAAATTTTTGCACCCATTCAATATTTGAGTTTGGGTGTCCTCTTTCTTTTCTTTTATAGCCTTTTTAAATTTTTCGGCTATCCAAAGAATCGACATTTAATAAATGCCTGAAAACTTGCCGCCAAATTCAGCAGCGCCCATTCCTCTAGCTTTGCCCTTGCCCATTCCTGGCTTAGGAGCTTTGCTAACTGAAACTGTTTTATAGTCGCAAAGGTCTACTTTACCTTTGCCAGTATAATCTTGTTTACCCTTATTAACGGATGGAGTTTTCAATTTATTTGCTTCTGTTCTTTTAATCATATGTTTATCCGATTTGTTTTAAACCAATATCAATCAATTTTAATTCTTTTTGTTGCTCAAGTCTATCTTGAGTCGAATCGTCTTTCATTTTAGCAATATCTAACTGAGTTGCAATACGCTCTCTATCAATACGATCTTGTCTCATTTTTTCTTCAGCTCGCATTTGCTCTTTTACTTCAAACTGCTCTTTGTCTTGTTGTAACTCTTGACCTTTTAACGCTAGCTCTTGTTTTCTTATTGCTACAAGAGGATCTTCTTGAGGTGGAGTTGCAACTTCTTGAGAGAATTGTTGCATCAGCTCGCTCATAATTGGCGAACTAAATTGAGCTAACAAGTCGTTTGCTTGTTGCGTTATTTGCGCTGCTTCTACAGGCGACATTTGCTGGGCCTGCTGTTGAAGCTGCTGGTATTGTTGCAGCGCTTCAGGTGGCATCTGCTGTTGCGCTATGGAATCAGCTTTCATTTGTAAATGCTGCATTATATGAGCATGAACATTAGCTTGTACTTGCGCATTCATCTGCACCGGCTGCATATTCAGTAGATTCATATGAGTGGCTATATGGGCATCATGATTTTGTTGCATGAATGCTTGAGCCATTCCACCAGCCATTAACGTAGAGTTTTCAAAACCAGATTCTACAGGTTTTGGCTGCGTATCAGGTGGCGGTATGAGTAAAGAATCAATATTATCAACACCTAAAGCAGCATACATTCTGCGATAGGCTTCATAGGTTCCGTTAGGACCATGTATTTGCGGGTTAGATTGAACTAACTGCATCATCTCTTGAGCCATTACAATTCTTTGGCTGGTTGAGAATATATCTGGGTTAGATACTGGAAAAACATCTACTCTATCATCAAAGTCTGCTTGTTTAATTTGCATGTTGCCGCCGGATACCGCATACGGATAAACAGGTGGCAAACTTTTTGCAAATATAGTTGCAAGCAAGTCAAATTCTTTTTTCTGCGCTGAGTGCAATCTTTTATGAATAGCAGATAAAACTTTAGTTGATCGTTCTAATAAAGCTAGAGTTGTTCCTACCGGAGCTTGGCTATTACCCTCTCCAACATTTATTTCTGCAATAGATGCAAACCTTTGACCAGACTGAACCAATAATCCTAATAAATTAAGCAAGGTTCCGCTTGGCTCTTTAAATGGTAAAGGTTGAATAGAATCTCTTAAAGATCCACCAGGAGCATCTACGTCTCTAAATTCACCTGGTTGTATTGGCGAATCTTCATCTCTAATTCTAATACCTCTAGCTTTAAAACCAGCAGGTAAATTAGCTAAAGTACCAGCGTCAATTAATTGTCTAACAATAGATGTTGACGCTTTAGATAATCCGCCAATCATATGTGTTAAACCAAAACCGTAAAATCCTAGACCTGGTAAAAATTTAAAATGTACGAAGTATTCAATCTTCTCTTTCATCGGATCGTCTTCGTTAAAGTTTCTTCTAATAGATAAAATGTTTTCGCTGTTTGAATCTATTGTTACGATATAAGGCAGCTTAACTTCTGTAGGCTCGCCGTTTTCATCCACATCTTCAAAGCCTTCTAAGTCTAAATTACAATGAACTTCGTATAAATTACAAACCTCACCTGTATCGTAAGAAGGAGAAACACCTTCTAGTTTTTCTAATTCTGTATCAACGCTTGAATAATTTTGCGGATCATCTCCAGCTCTTACGTTTACGTTTTTATAAAAACCAATAGCTTGTAATTTTTTAACATCGTTCTCTGGCATTTTTATTAAATGCGTAATACGAGGACAAGATTCTAAATCAGTCGTATAGTAAGGAACGATTAAATCTTCTGGAGCTACAAATTTAGATACAGCTCTTTGCATTGTTTCATCGTAATAAACTTTTTTAAATGCGCTACCTGCTAACGGCAAATAAAATAACATTTGGTCAAGCTCTTCGTCATACTCTTCCATAACGTGAGTAATCTGATAGTTCATAAACTCTTTGACTCTTTGAGCCTGCTCTTCTACGGCTGCGTTGTATTCGCCAACAACTTGAGTTTTAACCGGACCTTGAGCTGGTAATAATTCTTTATAAGCTTGAGCTTGAAACTGAGTAACGGATTCTCCTAATAACGGATGAATAACACTTGAAGCACCTTCAAAAGGTTCTGATCTTCCTTCTTCAAACTTCATACCAAGATACTTAAGTCCATCGGTATAAGTTTTTTCCCAGTCTTCTCTTGCAGACTTATCGTTTTCTATAGCTGCTGTAAGCTCAATATAAATTTTATCTAGCTCGCTATCAGAAACAACTTCTGCTAAATTTTCGCCAAACCCTAAAGATGGCATTTCCATTTCTGGCTCACCTAAAATAACAGAACCATCTTCTTGATATTGAACGCCTTCCTCTCCCATACCTTCTAAGATATCGATAATTTCCTCATCAATATCGTCGTTTGATCTTTCAGTTGTTAAATCTACTACCGGTTCTGCAGTTTGAGCTGGATCTGGTACTTGTCTTTCAATTGCCATTAGTAATAAACCCTCTGTCTTGGTTCTCTTTCATCATCTTCATAATCGTTATCTAAAGAAACAAATCCGCCTTCGCGGAATCTCATTAGAGCTTGAGTCATAGTATCGCATAAGTCATCGTTTTTGCCAAAAGGAAATGAAGCACATTCCTCTATCATTTCTTCTGAGAATAATCTATCCGGAGCATATACCATACCTGCTTCAAATATTGGCGCAACTGAGTGCATACGTGTTGTTTTATCATGACCACGTGTGGGCGAATAATTAACAACCGGTATTCCCATTCGCCGCAGTTCATGCGTAAGAGGAGTACCAGAAGCTTTTGCTTCAATTAAAACCATATCTGTTTCCCAATAACGATACTCTCGCATCGCTATTTCTTTTAGTTCTGGAAAGTCCCATCTACCTTTTTGACAATCAAGCAAAATAACGCAATCCGGAGAATCTTCTGTTGGTCTAAAAACACCCCAAGTTGATATAGCAGAAAAGTCTGCAGTTTCTTTTTTAGAAAAAGCCGTATCGTATGACTGCATAATATATTGAACGCTTGGTAAAGAATCATGTTTCCATTTTTGCCACCATTCACGTTTAATAATAGCACCAGCTTCAGCGGTTGGGTTTTGCATCCATTGCGCATTCCATTTGGGTCCAGGCAAAGATGCTTTTACTTTTAATAATTCATCAACCGACCAATACTCTGGCCAAAGCGGATTTTCAGTTTCTGGAAATATTGCTGGAAACTCTATTACTTCCCATTGATCAGCCAGAGGTTCTTTTTGCGCATCCATTAGTTTTGCTGTTAGGTCAATAGAAGACCAACGAGTCATAACAATAACAATAGCTCCCTTTGGCTGCAAACGCTGACGAGGACCGGAGGTGTACCATTCCCAAGCTGATTCAAGTGCGGTAGGCGATAGGGCATCTTGTTCTGAATGAGGGTCGTCAATAATCAAAAGATCCGCACCCCTACCAGTAACAGCTCCGCCCACACCTGCTGCGAAATATTCGCCTCCTTTATTAGTTTCCCAACGACCAGCAGATTTGTTATCGGCTTGCAATTTTACTTCTGGAAATATTTGCTTGTATTCTTTTTGATCCATCAAGTTTCTGACCTTACGACCAAACCTTACAGCCAACTCACCGGTATGAGTCGTCTGCATTATTTTCATATTAGGTTTTAGACCCATAATAAACGACGGAAAGTACGTAGATGCAAATTCTGATTTAGTATGACGCGGAGGCATGTTGACGATCAAACGATTGATTTCGCCCTTGGCTACCTTTTCTAATTTTTCTGCAAAGATTTTATGATGTTTACCGCAGATAAACTCCGGCCACATATGGTTGATGTATTCTAAAAAAGACTCTTTACATTTTTCTTGTTGAGAAAAACTATCAAGCTTCTCTTTTAGAAGCAGAGCTTCTTTTAACTCTGTTTCTGTAAGTTTGGATAAATCCATTAATTATTGTCTTTTATCTATTTCTTTTTTTATTTCAACTGCTTTATCTTTTATTTTAATAACAGCTTTTTGCGCAGCTTCTCTTT